AGCACCATAGAATCTCCCAATCTGTGACAGGGTATCTTCTACTTCTTTGCCAGCAGCAACCATGCGCTTGATCGTACCAAACGCGTTAACGGCTACTGACATTGCTGTGACGGGATCAATCATTAGCTATTCTCTAATTGAGTTATACGCGCTTCTAGTTCTTGGATGGTGGCTACGAGTAGAGGCACCAGCTTGCTCTGGTCAATGCCCTGATAATCTGGAACAGACCTAGTACCCATCACAGCTTCTTCTACTGTGTTGCCTTCCTCGTCTAATACCTCTGGAGTAACTTCATACTCTTCCTCCATCATGGCGTCTTTCTCGCCAGTCACTGCTTCGGGGACAACATCTGCAACCTCATGGGCCAAGAAGCCATCAACAGTTGTGTCAGCGTCTTCAATAAAGTTGAAGCGAGAAGGATTAAGTTGCTTCAGTCTGTCAGTAGCGCCTGTAAGTTCTACAACATTCTCTTTCAAGCGGTAATCTGATGAAGTGTTATATGATGTAGAGGATTGCGAAACACTGATACTGCCTACAACGGTCGAGCCTCTATAGAAACTTTGTATATTCCCAACAAGGTTATTACGCCTTATGACTAAAGCGCTTGCCCCGTTAGTAGTGAGGTTTAAAACGCCAGTGGTGCGTAGCCTAGAGCCTACTGTAGCATAGCTTGTACTTGTCTTTCCAAACAGAAATTCGGTGTCAGTGATACGCCCCATTTCAGTCTCATTGACACCAAATATTAGGTCACGCGACGCGGAGTTTGTATATAGTTGAGCGCCACTAGTGTTCAGCGCAATACCAAATCCATAGGCATTACCGTCTAGTGATAACTGACCATTATGCGAAGAATCCATATCAATATTAGTGTTTGCACCAGTAAGGTAAATCCTTGCATCTGTGCCATTTACTGTTAGCTTCTGAGAGGCCGATGCAGTCCCTATGCCTACTTTTCCGTCACCAGCTACCCTCATCCATGTATCAAAACCATTGCCATCATCTAGCAGCCCCCCAACCTCAAAGGCAGTAGAAGCATCATTCTGCCAGCGGTTAGCAACCACTAATCCATGCTCTGTAGATGCGTCAGTCTGATTAAATATCTTTGCTGCCCAATCTCCAGAAGGAAAAGCAGAGGAACCTGCCGAACCCTTTTGAACATGCAAAGGCGCACTAGGCGATGTAGTCCCTATGCCCACTTTGCCAGTGGCATCTATACCAATAGCGGTTATTGACCCTACGTCAATGTTTAAAGGGTCAGCAGAACCATTAGCGCCTGTTGCTTGTATTCTGGCTTGGCCTAACACTGTTCCAAAAGACAGATAGCCTTCTGTATGTGTGTTCTTAATATTGAGCGCTTGAAACCCAGAAAGGCTAGAAGGAGTAGTTATCTGGGCAGAGGCGGTAGCTGTACCTAAATCAATCTGGAAGTCATCGCTGGTCACCAATCCATTCACATTGATAGCGGCAAATGTAGGGCTGTCAGTAGTCGCTACGCCTTGGTCTAATGCCTTAACAGATGCCTCGCTAGTCAACTCGCTGTCCATCAGCGCACCAGCGGCTGTGACGTTAGCTGTGTCTGTAACGTCTGCATTGGCCTCGATACCGTCTAGCTTAGTGCCATCGACTGATAGATCGCGGCCATCAACAGTAGAGCTTGCAGCCATGACAATGTTATCGCCACTCGATACAGAAATGTCTGTACCGCCCGTTACCGCGCCAAGTGCTAGGGTCTGGGCTAGGGTTTCATTGCCGCCCGACTGGGCAGATGTCCATGAAAATGACCCATCCCCGTCAGATGCAAGCACCTGTCCGTTAGTACCATTACCAGATACATTTAATTGTAGTGCGCCAATGCCATTGTCTGTAACGCTAAACTCCGTAGACGTTAGCGTCAGGCCAGTGCCAGCGGTGTAGGTGGTATTGTTATCTGTGCTGTTGATAGTAAAGTTGGGATAGGTGCCACTAATCGTTGTGCCGCCCGTCCCGGTCAACCCAACAGTCTGGTCAGGTGACGAGTTAGTCACCGTAAACGTAGGATATGTCCCAGACACGCTAATGCCAGAGCCTGCATTCATAACCACAGTCTGGTCCGGCGCCGTGTTGGCAAACTCTGTCCCTGTCAGGCTGAGACCAGATCCAGCAGTGTAAGTCGTATTAGAATCATCGGTCCAGATAGCGTTAGCGCCTGCACCCTGAGACTTTAAAACCTGCCCTGCTGTACCAGTAGACCCGCCGAAACTAGCAGTCCCTGTGAAGGAGGCATTCTGGAGGTTCGCAGAGCCGCTTAAAAGCCCGTCTAAGGCCGTTAAGTTAGCATTGAGCTTAGTACCCCACGTTCCGTCAGAGCCGTCTATTTCGGGCAATACAAAGCTATATACGGGGGTAGTAGTGTCGGCCATTACAGTGCAGTCCTTTTCCAGCGATAAACCACGACATATGGCGGAAGGTTGCTTTCTGTGGTGGTACCTTCAGTTTTGTCTCCAGAAGCATAGCGTAGAGAGTTAAGAAACTCAGTATTCTCAGATTGCCCAGAACCAGTAATTAGCCGCCCAGAAGTAGCAGAGCCAAGGCCGCTTCCGCCAGCGCCCCAACTATCCCTGCTAATGGTTACGTCGTGATTGTGTGTTTTAGATCCGCCTGTTTCGCCATTGGTGTTAAACTCAGATTGCGTTTGATCTTGGCCAACCGTTACCTGTCCATTACCAAACCTTTCCCAAGTACCGCGACCAAACGTAGTACCCGGATTTTCGGTGACTGTTGTTTCGTACAGGCAACCTACCGGATAAATGAGGTCTATAATTTGATCGTTGGTTATTCCACCTGATGTTGCAATCGAGACATCACCCGAACCATCAATGCTAGTGCTGCCGGTAATGGTCCCTGTCAGAGAGATAGTGCGAGCAGTAGCCCACGCTGTTGCGGTGTCTGCGTTACCAGTTACGTTACCAGTTACGTTGCCGGTCACATTACCTGTCACATCACCCGTGAGAGCTCCTGTAACGCCGCCTGAGGCCGATACGGTAGTAAAGGCGCCCGTTGATGCAGCATTAGCGCCAATCGCTGTACCGTCAATTGAGCCGCTGTTTATATCAATGCCAGTAACAGGCTGATCGCCACCCAAAAGGTCATCCAGCTTTTCTGTGTTGGCGTTTAGATCTCCGCCCCAAGTATTGAGGTTTGCCCCAACCGTTGGTACTGCAAAAGAGTAGTTTGTTGTAGCCATTTAATTTGTCCTCAAGTCCTAGTATCTTGCCAGTCTGCATCTGACGCTGTTTGATCTGTCCACACTGCTGAGTTAAGTGATGCGTCTTGCCAGTGTGCACCTGACGCCGTTTGCGTTGTCCAAACCGCCGGGTTCAATGCTGCATCTTGCCACGTTGCCGGGTTCAGTGGTGTTGTATCCCAGATGCTAATTAAGTTGGCCGTCATCAGCGACTGCGTAACCGAGTCAGCAAATATTCTTACCAGCTTGCGCAAAAACATTGTTGTGGCGCTAGAGCTGCTAGAGGCCAAGTACATATTGGGCGAGCCCTCAGTACCATATACCCCGTAGCTGTAATAAAACTGCCCGTACTTCATGTCAGCGTCACATCTATATCGCCTATCGAGAAGCGAACAATATCACCAGTGACAATATCTCTACTTGTTTGCAGGCCGGTTGAAATCAACATATTGCCGCCACTTATAGCGTCATGGATCGCAGCATAGTTGACAATGCCCCAGTCTGAGCCAGCGTTGTATTCCACGTTATTTGTATTAGTGCCTGCCGAGGCCGTCACAGAAAAAGACGCAGCTTGTCGAGCATACCCGGTCCCGGTAGTTTCGGTCCCGCCACTTAGCGGATCTCCTGCATATAAGGCCACATAGACCGTGGTGGGCGAGGTATATGCCGTATTGGTCAAAACATGGCCCAGCAGTTTATTCTCTAGATACGGAGTGAAGCTCATTGCATTCTCCAGTAATTTGCAGACCTGCTTGTATCGAGACCCTTAACGCGCATTCCCAGACCTGTGCCTGAGTATTTAGCGCTGTCTGACTCCTCATTCAGTCTCTTGACCGCTGCACTGTACAATTGTGCCCATACAGCCACCCTAGCGTCTTCTGCAAGGTAAGGGGCCGAGTGGAGAAGGCTACCATATAGGTAAACGTCAGGGGCCGTAGACATCAACCAGTTGGTTGTAGCGGTGTCTGACAAAGCTGGTATTTTCTGTAGGTAAACCAGCTCTGCGCTGGCATTGCTATCAGGTGAGGGGAATACCTCAAACTGGTCCTCAATGTGTCGATAGAACCGGGGCTCACCAGCAACATTGTCACTGCTGGCTCTGCGCTCATCCATTGCTGCTGTGCTTAGAAACTGCAGGGGTCTGGTGCCATT